GTATTAATAGATGGTGCGGTTATGAACCAAAAGGCAACTAATATTAATATTCTTGCAAGGAAGAGTCTATCAATGGGTGCTCAGTTTATTGAAGTTAGTGGTGGTGTATCTGTAGAAGAAGGTACTCAGACTGACAAGAAACAGGCAGGATTCCTTGGTAGTTTAATCTCTGCCTTTGATAAATTCAAGGATTTCTTATAGATGGCAAAGACCGTTTCGATAATGATGGTCGGTGACAAGGAAGTCATCGGAGCATTAGATACTTCATTTCTTGCGCCAGGATCTAAAATATATCCAGGCACATTGGCAGTTAATGGCCCTGTTTATTGTGGATTAATACCCAACCAAGGAATACCACAGGCGACAGTAATGATTGGGCCTCCTATTGGTATCCCTGCTGCACCTCCATACTCTTTACAGGTTGATGGTATATCCCATTATAGAAGTGGTATAACTAACTTCTATACATTGAACAACTACTATGCTTTATGTACTAAGTATGCACCTACTATTAGAAACTCTACAAGTATAACCAATGGAGTTAATACTAAGAATGCTTTAAATGTCGCAAATGATAATGCCCAGTTCAATGCTAACCACACTATTGCAGGTAAATGTACTGTTGGTGGAGTATTAACTGTTGGTGGTGCGATATCTTGTGCATGGTTGAATGGTCAGTTGGCAACTGCAAGAGCATTGCCTGGAAAGTCATTTGATATTAAACATCCATCCAAGGATAACATGCGTTTGAGGTATGGATGTTTAGAAGGTCCAGAGTTGGGAGTATATGTTAGAGGTAAACTTGAAGGTGGTAAGAATCTAATTGATTTGCCTGATTACTGGAAAGATTTGGTGAATTCTGATACAATAACAGTACAACTCACCTCCGAGAAAGTATATCAGGAATTGACTTACGAACTATTAGATTGGGGAACCAAGGTTAAGGTAAAGAATGAAAGAGGTGGTGGAATTAACTGTAGTTATCTAATACATGGTATGAGGAAGGATCTAGAACCACTCATTACTGAGTATGAAGGCACTTCTGCAAGAGATTATCCAGGCCAAGACTTCTTAAAGATGAATGAAATCACAGAACCAACTGAACGTCTTCATGAGGATATGAGAAAAATTACTAAAAGGAGGAGGAAATAATGGCTGACCCACAAGCAATTGCTAAGAGATTAAGAGATAGTAAAGAACAATCAGCAACAGAGGCCGAAGTTCTTAATGAACAGTTGGCTCTTAAGGATGTTATTATTGATGAGTATGATGAGTTAATTAATAAATTAGATGATAAGATACCTCCTCTTATTGCACCTATTAATGTTAAGATAAAGGCAGTAGAGACTGCCTATCATAATAGGATTTCTCATGGATGTAGGAGTGACCTTGTATGGCAACTTCAAGAATCAAATAATAACTGGTATGATCAAGATGTTCAAATTTATAAGGTAGTAAAAGATCCTGCCACATTTAGGTTCTTGGGATATTATGGTGCAAAATATTGGAAGTATCCTAAGAATAGGGAGTATGGTTCCAATGTAGTAGAGATTATTGATAATGCAGATGCCATTGTGGGTAGTACATCTCTTATTCTACTGGATGAAGATGCTGGAGATATGATTGGACTCTCCACTACAACTGTTACATCCACTATTAAAGTTGGTGATTATATCACAGACTCATTAGATTTTGCAGTAATATATCAATCTGGTTCTTCGACAGCAGTTACAGGTGTGGGAACTACCAGTTATGATGCTAAGACGTATGCTGTATCTGGATTCTGTACATCGGGTGATACTAAGGTTTATGGTGATCAGAAAGTAGGATTTATCACATCATTTAGTATTGGTGATTCATTCTATGGAGCTCCTAACAAGTTTGGAGGTGGAGTCATACCCAACAATACTACAATTACTGGATTTGGTACTGCTATAGGTATTGTGAGTTATACAACTTCCAATGGTATTCAAAGTGCCATGAGTGTTACTCTAGACTATGCAACTTTAAGTAATCCAGTTAGTGCAAGTATTGCTTCGACTATTGGTACATCATTCTATGTTGGTGTTGTATCAACTTATTATAAGTTAGATTTGAGTGCAGCCGCTAGTGCAACAGGACTTACCAGTTCATTCCTTGTCGTAAGACCAGGCGATACATCAGATATAGATTTTGAATCTTCTAAGAACCCAATAGATCCAGTAGAGATAGCTTGTGCGAAGGGTGCTCAGATAGGTAAAGGACATAGATTGGTTCTTATTAATAATGGTGATCCTGATATTGTTGCTAACTGGAGTGAGATTAAAGATGAACCAGAACCTGCTGTTGGTAATGGTAGAGTGGAATATTGGATAGGAACTACCAATTGGCCAGTGTATTATCCATTTGATGCCGATGGCAGTGCAGTAGATCCAATATATGCTGCGGAAGGACATCAGATTGTTATTGCTGTTGGTGGAACTGCTAATACTACTATGGCATATGAGAATACTCCTCCAGCTGGAGGTATCCCAGGCGATTGTGGATCTTATGATTCTGCAATTGCAACGGCAGAAGAGGAAATGAATAATACTATTGCTGCCGCAGTACCAAAAATCAATCACTATATAAATGGTGCAGACAGTTTACGACAATTGAGAAATGAGGATGAGACTGAGGCTTGGGGATATTTACAAGCAATAGGATTCCTTAACGCCAAAGGTAAGAGACAGTTATCACAGGCTGAGGCTATAGAAGACTTTAACTGGAAAGAAATTACGTAATGAAGAAAGAAATTTTTGCTATTCCTATCTTTGAAGATAAGGTTGACATTGAGAAGATTAAGTTACCAGAGATGGTAACAGAACCTACATGGGATGCAGGTGTACCATCTACTTTCGCTAAGAAACTACCTCTTGAAAATGAGGCATATGAACACTTATCTAGTATAATCAATCAGAATTTATATGATGGAAATCTTTTGGGGGCAAACCCCAAATTCGGGCATATATGGTATAATAGATATGATAAGCATCACTATCAAGATGCCCATCTTCATCCAGGCTGTCAGTGGAGTTTCATCATTTATGTTGATCTGCGTCCCAAGACTTCTTTTTTGAACCCATCAATGGGTTTGATTCAGAATCAACTGGGTAATAATTTGGAGGCATTTCCTTTAGATTATAAACCAGACCTAGAGCCAGGAAGTATTATCATATTTCCATCATTCTTGATGCACATGGTTAACTCAGGCAATGAAGGAACTACCATTTCTGGTAATGTTTACATGGATTACTGTTAGGAGGAAAAACTTATGGACATGGATGAGTACAAGGAGAGGTGTGAGAAAGTTGAGGACATGGCCTATGCAGAAAAGGGTGACAATCCAACAGCATTTGGTAATGACTTATTACTTCAAAATATTGATGCGTTTGGGGTTGCCATTGCCGATTTACATCATAAAGTAAGGGCATTGGAAAGGGCCTCAGAAGAGAATGAGAGACAGATCCTAGGTCTCAACAATGAAATTGCTTACTTACATAAGGAGATTGAAAATGGTAAAACGCACACACACAATCAAGAAGAAGAACGAACAACATAATCAAGAATGGAGTTGGGAAGAAACTCCTGAAGTAAAAGAAGCACTAGAAAAATTACACAAGAAAGATGCGGAATGAGTTCTTCTCTGTTCCATTTTTCATTGATAAGGTAGATTTAGAGAAGATTCAAGTCATAGATGAGAGTCAACAACCTACCTTTAGGTCAGGTTTGATGACCAGTCTCAGAACTAACAAGCAAGTTAGTCATCAAACTATTGAACACTTATCTGAAGTCATTAGTAGAAACATTGATACCATTGGTGTTAAGTATGGTGCTGCTAAGATAGATGAGATCTGGAGGAATACTTATACTAATCAGGATTTTCAAGATCCTCATATCCACTGTTATTCACAGTGGAGTTTTATAATATATGAGGATGTTGATGTATCCAGAACAGTCTTTCTTAATCCTTATAGGTTTAGGGTAGAATCTCAGATGGCCATGTATGATGAGTATTTCACGATGGACTATAGACCAGAACTACATAATGGTGATATAATAATATTTCCATCGTTCATAGAACATTATGTTCTTAGTGGTGGCACAGGAACTACCATTGCTGGTAATGTATTCCTGACACCTTCGGAAGGGTAGATGTCCGAGTGGTTAAAGGAGAGGGACTGTAAATCCCTTGGCTCTGCCTACGTTGGTTCAAATCCAACTCTACCCACCTCGCCTCTATAGCACAGCGGTAGTGCAGGGCTTTTGTAAAGCCAAGGTCGGCGGTTCAAATCCGTCTGGAGGCATCCTCTTTTGAGGATAGGTGATGTCACCTACATTCTGGACAGGGGTTCGATTCCCCTCACCTCCACCAATGCTCCTTAGCTCAGTTGGTAGAGCGGTTGACTGTTAATCAATTTGTCGCTGGTTCGAGCCCAGCAGGAGCAGTCATGGGGGTGCCAAGGTTTCGACAGGGTATAAGGAACATGACTGAAACCTGCTTGGATAAGCAAACCACAGATGCTAATAACATCGACACCGCTGCGAATAACATCGTAGCATTCTCTCGTCTTATGACAAGAGAATTTGCCCGCACTAACGAAGAACTCGTTACTGCCTAAGGGGCAATCGGGGTTTATGTCGTCCTTGTTACCCAATCGACACATAGGGGTGTAAGGCCCCTCCTATATAAAGGTAAACTAAATCCACCCATGAGACTACAATTCTGGTATAGTAGGGACATGAAACTGTGGCGTTGGTCACTCTACACGAGACACTATGCACCTGTTGGTAAAGATTATCATCAGGAGTCGGGACAAGAGGCAGAGGTTAGAGATGCTATGAATCATGTAGCTTCTGTTGTTGAAAAATTAGTGAAGGAGAAATCAGAAGAGAAATGTTTGAATTAAATCCTATGATGGATATCACGGCCATCGTTGATATTGGCCCTGATAACCGAAGTGCAATGGTTATTGATAACCTTTATGAGAATCCTGAAGAAGTTAGGCAACTTGCTTTAAAGATACCAAGACAGAAAGATATACCTCTGACAAATCATAGAGATGGTGTGCGAGGGGCATGGCAGACTGAGGAATTGAGGAGACATACTGAAAAATTATGGGAAGAACTTCTTGGTGATGAAGACCATTGGGGAAGACCGACTCATATGGGCCAGATTGCTACGAATATGTCATTGATGTGGTTCATTACAGATTATCTGGATGAAAATGTAATTGATGAGGATCCTTTAGCACTTGTGCCATTTCAAACATACTATAACCATAACCCATCTCCATTTCAATTCACCATAGAGATATTCTTGAATCAGGATAAGGAATGTTTTGGTGGTACAAATGTATGGAACTTTGCTGGTAAGACAAGTGTAGTTGAAGATCTGAAGAATATGTATGCTGATCAGGATAGGGAATGGAAGAAGTTTGATATACGAAAAGATATATACAACACTAAGTTTACATGGAGTAGAGAGATGACTTTTGGAATGAAGTTCAACAGAGCAGTCATACTCCCAGCTGATTTATTGCAAGCTCCAATCATGCAAACTGCCCATTATACCGATACTACAAGAATAACACAGAAAATATTTTTATAGATAGTCATTCTGGCCTGTCTAAATAGACTTAGAAGAAATCCTATAGGTTGAAGGTCAATGCCTCTATCAAGATTAGAAAACTTTCTGAAGAATGCTGAGGGTAACATACTCTATGTTAATCCTAGCGATTTCGATGCTACTGACAGTATCGAGAACAGAGGTAATTCACAAACTCGTCCCTTTAAAACTATACAGAGGGCACTGATAGAGGCTGCAAGGTTCTCATATCAGACAGGACAGAATAATGATAAGATAGACAGAACAACTATACTTGCATACCCAGGCGTACACTATATTGATAACAGGCCAGGATTTACGGTAACAAACAATGGTGGTAGTGCTGAGTTTAAACAGAGAAAGAATGCTGGATGGACAAATACTTCATTAACACAGTTTACGACTGAAAGTAACTTTGATATTCTAGATCCTAATAATGAACTCTACAAGTATAATAGTACCGAAGGTGGTGCCATTATGCCTCGTGGTACTTCTATTATTGGTTTTGACCTTCGTAAGACTAAACTAAGACCATTATATGTACCAGATCCTACTGATGATAACATGGAGTACGCTGGTGTACTTCGTGTAACTGGTACTTGTTACTTTACTGCCTTTACTATCTTTGATGCAGATATACAGAAGACTGCATACTATGATTATGATAGTAATGTTAAGACACCTACATTCTCACACCATAAGTTAGCGACATTCTCATTCGCTGATGGTATGAATAATGTGCTTATTGGTGGCACAGACAGTCAGCTTACTGACCTTGACATGTATTACTTCAAGGTTGCAAAGGCCTATGGAGATTCATCTGGTCGCCCAGTTGGAGATTATCCTACCTTTACTGACTTTGAACCTAACGTAGACGAATTTAGAATTGTTGGAGACTTACAATCAGACCCAGTTGGTGTTACATCTATTAAGGCTGGTGATGGTAATACTCCTACTGCAACTATTACTGTTAATACAAGTAAGGCACACGGATTATTCAAGGATACTCCTGTTCTAATTGCTGGTATTACTACTGCAATTAGTTCTTACAATGGTTCTTTCCTTGTAGATGAAGTATTAAACGATAATCAATTTACATTCCAGACTTCTAATGTACCTGGCAATGCACTACCTACTGCACAAGAAATTCAGAACTCATCTGTTATAGTTGAGTCTGATACTGTAGGATCTGCATCTCCATATGTCTTTAACTGTTCATTGAGATCAGTTTATGGTATGAATGGTTTGGAT